AATTGCAACACCTTGAAGCATTGCATGATCTGGTACATAACCATCTACTTCTCTAATTCTATATCCAAATAATCTAGGTTTTTGATCTATTAATTTTTTTGCTAATCCAAATCGTTGATGTCCATCAACGACTGCTAATCTACCATCTTTAAATTCATAAACTAAAATAGTGCTTGCGCTTGGCTGATCCCATTTTGTAACATCCATAAGTCTTTCAGATATTCCAAATTCATTAGTTTCTGATTTATATTGAAAAGTCTTTGCATCAGTAGTTAATTTATTAACATCAAACTCTTCTACTGCAGCACCTTTAAGAATATCTTCAAATTTTAATTTTTGTGGTAGTTCGTCAGGTATTGTAATTGGTTCATCATTTAATAATTTTAAAGTTGCTTCTGCAGCTCTTTCATTATGAATATCTCTTGATCTAACATTATCCACCATTGGATTTTGTTTATCTTCAAAAATTCTATTTTCTATAAATTCAGCAGCAGCATCAGTTTCTTTAGTTTTAAATTGATCTGGAAAGTTTTCTTTATAAATTTTTAAAGTTTGATCATCAGTTAAATTTTCAATATTGTTTTGGATTTTTCCAATCATTTGGATTTGTTGTTCAGGAGTGGCTTTTGAAAATAATTTAGATATTCCATAAATACCTGTGTTTAATGCACCTCCAATACCTGCAGCAAAAACTGTAGAATAAGCAACTTGTTTAGCTCCCTCTTCAAAACCAGCTCCTGTAAATCCTAATTTTTCTCTGTAAGGTTGAACATTTAATTGTCTTGATGTTTCAGATGCTGCTCCTAAAACTCCTTCATAGTATGCTGTTTTTAAAAATGTTGTTAATGCTGTTCTTCCAAAACCATAAGCTAAACCAAATGGTAATGTTAATGCTACACTAGGTTCTTTTAAATAACCAATAGCAGTTCCTGTAAAATTACCAACTTTACCTGAAAAATTTGTATTTTCAAAAAGTTCATTTGCGTATGCCTCAGAGTCTTTTGCATCAACACTTATTTTTTTTAAAATAGCATCAAAATTATTTAATGATTTAGTTTCTAATTCTAATTTTAAATTTTGGTTTTTATCCTGTGCTTCTTTTAATGTTGTTAAAGCTCTGTTAAGTTTTTCATGTCTAGTTTCATAATTTTCCATTCCAAATTCTGTTTTATAAAAATCTTGATCTTGCATTGGATTGTCAAACTGAACATTATTTTTAATCATAATGTCAGTAATTTCACTCCAAACTTCATCAAGATTTCTAATTTCAGAAACTTCAGAATTAGCTTTTTCAAAAGCTCTTAATCCTGCTTTTGTATTGTCTAAAAAAGAATCTAATGTAAAATATTTTTCTCTTCCCTTAGCTCTAGCTTCAACACCACCTAATTGTTCTTGTTCAGGAGGAGCTTCTTTTTTTTCGTAAAAATGTTCTTTAGGTTCTAGTAAGGTATTTGTAGATTTTTCTTCTTCAAAAAAGAATGACATTATTTATTTACTGTTCCTAGATCTCCTTTAATCTTATTAAGATCTACGATAAAGTAACCGCCATTTTTATTTAATAAATATTCAGGTTGTACATTTGAACCAAAAGGTTTTGATAAAGATATTTTATATCTTCCTGGACCCACTGTTACAAAATAAGGATCACCAAAAAACTTTTCAGAGAATATTTTAATTTCTTTTCCATTCTTATCTAATGGTAATGTTTCAACTATATTACCTTGAGGATCTTTATATGAACCAGATTTTTTTAAAATGTTTTCGTTTTTTTCTAAATAATCAATAATATTATTAAAATTTCCATTTTTTACATAAGCAGGAATAATAACATCTAAACCATTATATTTGTCAAATCCGCCAAATTGTTTTCCATTAGATTTTAATGAACCAACAGCATCATTTAATGCCTCTGTATATCTTGATGAACTAAATGATTTAGTTTCTTCATTAACATCAAAGGTTCTTTTTATATAAATATTATCTGCTGTTTCAATTACTCTATTATAAGTTTCAGCAGGTACTCCTGTAAATGCTTTTTTATAACCTGAAAGAATAGAAGATTTATCTTTGTCTCTAAAATTTTCTATTTTAATATTTTTATTTTTACTTAATAAATAACCATCAATAGCATCTGCAGCTCCTTTAGTTGGAACTCCACCATTAAACATTGTAATACCACCAACATGCGCAAATAATGCATTCTCTTTAGAGATCTCTGCAAAAGCATTTGGTGCATCAGCTCCAAAACCATTTGAAATATTTGAAGCTAAATTTAATAACATTTTACTATCTGTAGATTTATCAACGATTGCTTTTAATTGTTTAGATTCTGCATCAGTAAAAAATCTTGCAGGTAAGTTATAATATTTACCAGCAGCTGTAGCTGAATTTTTTCTTGCTGCTAAACTTTCTGTAAATATTTTTTTATTTTCTTCAGATGGGTTAAGCATTACATCATTAAAATTAATATTGTTTAAAGTAACAATATTTCTTTCAGATGCTGTTCTTAATAAATCTTTTTCTAAATCTGTTTGTAAGTCTGCTTTAAATTTTTTAACTATTTCATATTTTTTTAATTCAGAAATAGGTACATCTTTGTTTTCAGTTTTTGCAGTAGTAATCATTGTTTCCATTTTACTAATCTCTGCATCCATTTCAGAAAGTGATTTACTTCTAATGTTTAAAATAATATCTCTTTTTTGAATTAGAGCATCAATCTTTCTTGCATTCTCAAAATTCTCAACTGCTAAAGATCTTTCTTTTGCAGCATTAAGAGAATTAATTCCTGGATCATTGCCTTTATCAATTTGAGCTTCATAATCTTTTAAATTATTTCCTGATGTTTCATCTATTTTAAGAGCTGATAGTTTTGCATGAGATCTTAACTTTTCAATTTTTTCTATAGGCAAAGTAGAGTCTCTAATAACATCATTGATCTTCATAGGATCACGATCAAGAGTTCTTAATCCTTTATAATAATCTACATCTTCTCTAACTTTGTTTTTTTCTTCTGCTGCTTTTTTTCCATATACTTTATTATAAACATCAGAATTTAATATAGTGTCTAATTCATTAGTTGAATTTTGTATTTCAAGATCAGTCTTTCCATAAACAATAGATTTTTTTAAACGATCAGTATTTGCCTCAACTGCTAATCTATTTCTTTCTAATAAATTATTAGTTGCTGCATTTCTAATAAGAATAGAATCTTCAACAGATTGTTTTTGTAAAAATGTACCTAATGCTCTTTTAGTAAAAAAATTTTTTGTATCTTTAGTATGATAATCTTGAATAGTTTTAAATTGTTCTTTATAATATCTATCCGCTTCATCAGGATCTTCCATCTTAGATGCATCATCTTTAACCTTAGACAATCCTGGAACATTTTCATCACCATTATATATCTTTTCTTTTTTTTCCAAAACTTCTGTTTGAGCTTTTACTTTTTCTTTTTCAATAACAAAATCTGTTACAGCTCCAGTAAATCCTGCTGATGCGGCGCCAAGAGCTGAGGCAGTTTCCATACTAACACGCATGCCAGGAGTTGTGGGAACAGCGCCTATTTCTTCTGTGGGTCTAATCTGAGACTGATAAATTTTTATTGCCATTTTTAATTAACCTGTTTTTGTTGCTTTTTCATAATTTCCTAATAAAGACTGACCAGCTTTAAAATAACTAACAGTTTGCGCAACTTGTCCACGATATCTTTCAACTCTTGCTTCAGCTCTTTTCATAACAGCTTGATTTTCTAATTGTTCTTTTTTAACAAGAGCATTATATTCAAGCATATCTCTATCTCTTTCAAAATTTAAAGCATTATCCATTAATACTCTATAACCTGTGCCTTCTTCTGTAACTCCTCTTACTGCATAACCAGTTCTAATGTCTCCTGTTGATTTTGTTTCTAATGCATAAATTTGTGGTAAATCAAATTTCTCGTAAACTTTATATCCTTGTTGCGCTTGTTGTTCTAAAACAACAGCATCTCTTTCCATTAAAGCTGCATTAGCTTTAGCTATTTTATTTTGGGAACTTCCAGTTACTAGATCACCTACCCATGACATATCAATAAATCTTTGCGAACCTTATGTAATCAGCACCATCTGGTCCATAATGTTTCATTAAACCCTCTGATTTTAAACCTAACCATTCGGCAAATTTTATCCCTAAAACAAAATCTGCTTTTACAGCGGTTTGTAATCTTTTCACTTTATAAGTTTTTGTTAAAATATCTAGCTTTTTTTTAACGTGTCTAGCAATAGATATAGGATTTTTCCATACATCATTAGTTGCTAAGACCCATCCTTCGGCAACATTATCCCATAATATGCCAATGCCGCCTGATACCACAATCTTTCCATCTTTGATAGCAGTAAATGACATTCCTGGTATTTCTAAAAATAACGCATATTTTTTAAATTGAGGAGCAATCTGAATTGCAGGATCATTCATTGGATTACTAATAATGTGGTGAGCATGTTCCTTCTTAAAAGGAATAATATTAATATTATCCATCATTAGTAATTAATCTTGGGTATAATGATAACAATGTCATAGGTAGAGCTTGATCCTGTACTACAAATAAATATCCATCAGTTTCAAAGTTACCTCTAAATTCAATTTTCTTATCTCCGGTAAATAAAGGAACAGCAACATCCATAGGTGCAGCAGAAGATCTAAATGGTATCTCTTCTAAGTTATTTAGATCTGGACCCACTTTAGCTCCAACTGTTTCATAAAATCTTAATGTAACATCAAATATTCTTTTAGTTTTTCCTTGTGAAGTTCCATCTTGTGATCCAACATCTAATCTCATTGTTTGTAATGTTGATGTGTATGCTAATCCTACTTTTGCTGCGGTTGTAGTTCTGTCTAATGTTATAGATCCTGATGAAACTGTTTTATCAGGATGTGTTGCACCATTAGCAATAACTCTAACACTTTGTGCTTCAAGATGATCTAAACCTGTAAGTGTAGATGTAGCAGATCCTGAATAAGCTAAAGCGCTATCTACAAATTGAAATTGTGTAAGTGAACTATCAAATTGAAATGGTGTAAAATATTCTACATAACGTCTTGTTGTTCCATTAATTGTTCTTTTAACAATAACCCATAATTGATCTTCATCAATTCTGTTATAAGAATTTCCAGAAATAGAAATAACACTTTCAACTATACCATGAGTTGTAGCTCCAAAAGATCCACCTAATTTATGTTGATGCCAAGCAACAACTTGTTCTGATCTTTGATATGTTAATCCAACTAATATTCCATCTCCACGAATACCCCAAATAATACTATGTGGTTCTTGTTGGTATGTTAATTCATCTAGTCCAGATAAAGTAACGTCTTCAGCTAATATAGTCATATCCGGAGCGACATAACCATCTGTGTCAAAATTGTAAGCTAATTCTCTTAATTTTCTTTTAGCACGTTGAACAAATAAAGTTGCGTTACCAACTGATAGTGCATCTATATTGGATGCTCCATAATTAGATTGTTTTTTAATATTAATATTTGTAGGCGATACTGCAGTTCCAGTAGAATCTGAATTTAATGTAAATTCACCACCTGAAGTTAATATAATTAATGTTCTTGTTGCTTTTAAAGATTGTATGACGTTTACTTGATTTGATGCGATTGTATAAATCATTGCATCATCTGAGGCAACAGTTCCACCTCTATTCTCATCCATGTTTTCATAATCTCCTGATCTTGAAAAGAATAATGTTTGAGGTTGATTAGTTGTTCCTGCAAATACTAATCGTTGTTCATAAAAGGTTACGCAAGAAGGATAGCCAGTCGTGTCTGAAAAAGCTCCTAATGCCCAGTCAGTAGATGAGGATGAAGAACCTGTATCTTTTATAATAGTCCAAGTAACAGCAGTAGAACTTGTAAATGCAGTAATTTCTCCATAGCCAGTTCTAAAAGAAACTAATCTTCCAACATCTGTTGAAGCAAAAGTTGCAGCAGATGCTGTTAAATCTCTAGCAGTTCCTACAGTATGTGCTGATGAGGAAAAAGTTACTGCTGTAATATTATCATCTAAGTATGGACCATTTGTAAAATCTACTTCTGTAATAGTCCAAGAGGTATGTCCAGTTCTTGATAACTTTTTAACTGAATAATCAGGATGACATAAGTACATAACATCTGCTGATTGAGCATATTTAATATTAAATAAATCTGCAGTTAAATAAGTTGTTGTTAAAGTATAAACTCTATTTGCAATACCACCAGATGTGTATGCAGTATAAGATGTAGTATTTACGTTATTACCATCTATATCTTGTAACTGAAATGTATTAGCTGCAACACTTGCTACTTTAAATCTTTTACCATTGACTTGTGTCATTCCAACAACACCAGTAATAACAACTGTATCACCATTAGAGTAACCATGAGCTGTTGAAGTAACAACACCTGGATTTGCTTGAGTGATACCTGTTATTGTTTTATTAGATTCTAATACAGCTCCATTGTCTTTGTAAAAACGAATGTAGTTATTTCCAAATTCTAAAGCATAAGATTGTTCAGTTGAAAATTCAAAAGGTATTAATCTTGTTTTTGCAGATGATGTTTTAACTTCTGCTACAAATGTTGTTCCTGGTCTTCTTGTTACTGAACCATGAGGTTGAACTATAAAATTTTCTAAAGTTTTGCAGCCACTAAAATATTTTTGGAAGTCTGTTCTTCCTTCCATACGATCAGATAACTGACCCCCAGTAAAGTTAGTAAGAGCTGTTGATACTCTTGCCATAATTAAAACCTACTGTTGATAAATTCGTCTGATAATATTACATCAACTTGACCCATATTAGGATCTGTGTTTTGACCCTCTGTAGCATCAACGTGTTTAGCTTCTGCAAGTTTTTCTTGATAAATCTCTTTCATTGTTGTTACTAATGTAGCATTAGCAGTAACAGCAAAAGCAATATCTGCAGCCAAAGCAGCAGAAATAGTTTCAGCAAGTAATGTATCGTATTCATTTGGATCGGTAACTAATTTTATATATTGAAGTTTTATAGGTGTTACATTTGCCATTATTTTTCTACCTTCAATTTTATAATCATAATCATAATCAGATATTGTAATAACTCTTAAACAGTCTGAAGGAAGTGTAAATTGATTAGCCCAGCCCCAAGCAGGAGTTGCAGTATCTGCAGCAAGTTCTTGTCTTGCTATTAAACAATTCCATGTATGAGATCTAAATACAGCATTACGAATGCTTTCATATCTTGCATTACATAATCTTGCATTTTTACTATCTTCTGTAAGCGAAAGAATTGTTGAAGCACCAAGCTGGTTTAATGCGTTATTACAAATTTCTACTACTGAAGCCATACTAATCTTTCTTTATAATATATTTGCGTCTTAATTGTCTAGGTTTAACTTTGGCAAATATCTCTGCTTCTGTTAATTCCAGATCTTTATCAAAACCATGATGTGCAGTTGATGTATGTTTAAATCTATCAACTAGAACATAACGATAGATATAATCTTTATTCTGTAAATGTAAAATGGTTTTTATTTCGTTGACTTTTTTCATGAAAGAATAGTGGGGATTTTACTCCCCACTATTAATTGGTTATTAACTATTTCTAGTTAACTGTGTATTCAATAATGAAACTTAGATCACCAGCAGTATCACCAGCCGCAGGAAAACTAATTCCTACGAAGTAAACAGCTCCTGGATCAGCAGAAAGTCCAGCATCTTGCCAAACTTTTTGTCCAGTTTTATTATGATCTCTTGCTTCAAATGCAACTTCAGTTCCTGGAGCGGCAACTGGCGCTCTCAAAGCTGTAATTGCAGAAGCGTAAGCGTCAGCATCTACCACAGCTAAAGCTGTAGTATATAATCCAACATCAGCAGTAATAGTAGAACCTGAATCTAAATCATCATTAGTTAATTTGATTGAGGAAATACTAGCATTGCTAGGTATTGGAGCTAACATAACTGTGTCATTAGCACTTAAATCACCAGCAGCTAAAGCTATTGATCCTTGAGCAATCCTTTTCACACCATGTAATTGGTTTGCAGGATTTAACACTTGAGGAACAGCAACAAAGTTAGCTACTAGATCTGTATTTACGTTTGCCATATTTTTATTCTCCTATTGTTAGATTATTCGTCGCAAGCTATTTCTACAACTTTTTCTTCTTCCATTCTAGTTGCGCCAATGCTCATGCAGTAATAAACTTGAGTGCTGTAAGATTTATCAGCTCTCTCATCTATTCTTGCCATAACATCTTTACCGATAGCTAATTTAATAGCGTCAGCTGTAAAGGCATAACATAGTCTGTCGTCAGTGTTAGTTGCATCAAATGGTAATCTATTGCTAACAATAAATTTAAAACCTAAGAAAGAGTCTATTTGACCCTGAGCTAGAGCTTTAACTGTATTGAAATCACTAGATGTAACTTGAGTTGTTCCTAACAAATTAGCAATTTGTCTTGGACCACATACAAAGAATCTTTGTATAGATGGATCAACATCTGCTAAGTCTAGGATTTTTTTAGCATCCACGAGTTTAGTAATGCTCAAACCACCAGCCGTATCATTACCTTGTGATGCACTGTAAGGTTTTTGTCCAGAAGGAAGTGATACAGAAGTACCTCCAGTTTCGCCAGTAAAACTAGCTCCACCTAAAGCACTAATAATAACATCATCCATCGCTCTTCCCATAGCAGCAGCCGCAGCTTTTGCATAAGCAGAAGTTGGATCAATTAGCATTCTAACTTTGTCTTGGTTGTCTATTAGATCAGCCCACTCATAGTCTGCAAGACTTACTCGTCTACGACTGTGAGGAGTTTCTATTTGGGGTGTATCAGCGTGTCTAGAAGTTCTTAATTGAGCAGTAGTTTTTCCTACTTGATCAAAGAAAGCATTCTTCCCAACAATCGTTTCAACATCCGCAGCACTTCTCAACAATGAACCCATTTGCTGAGATAACATTTGTACGTTTGAACTGTACTGCTGTACAAAAGCAGTTGTTATTTGATTTGACATATTGTCATCTCCATTGGTTAAGTTTAATTAAAATAAACGAATGGATTTTCCACAACGTGGATCTATTCTAGAATTTTACATCTTCGTAGATGTTTGTCTTTTCCAAATGCCAATAGGGTCTAAAAGATTATCCTAATGATTTGCTCTATACATCAGTTAATTGCTGACGTAAAGCAAAAACTTCTTGTACAGCTTTATCGTGATTTGGATGTGATTTATTCCAATATGCAGATCCTGGCGCTTGTAATTTAGCTATTTCATTCTCTATTTCATTTGGAGTTAAATAGTTTGGACCAGCTTGTCCCACAAAACTATCTTCACCTACCATATCAGCTAATTGAGCAAATGCTTTAACAACTTGAGGATGATCACCTAATTTAGTGCCATTTTCTAAGTTCATATTTAAAACATCTTCACCAACATATTGTCTAGCAAGTTGAGATGCTTTAGTTATTTTTTGTTCAAAAGCTCTGCCATATTCTTTACGAAGTATTTGCTCACTTTCAACACGTGCTGTTTCAGCAGCTGCATCTAAACTTTGTAAGTTTTCTTGCATAATGTCATTATAAAATTTAACAACACCTTCTGCTTGTTGTGGTAATAAACCAAGTTTATGAGCTTGTTGTGAAAAAGTTTTTAGCGCATTTTCATCAATGGTTGTATCTTCGCCAATATTATATTTATATTCTTCGGCTGATTTGGGTCTGCCTAGTTTATCAAAAACTACATTCCAATCTTCCTCAGTTGCATGTTTATTAGGTAGTGGTATTTTTTCTACACCAACTAATTTTTGCGCATGAATATAACTTTTAGCTAAACTATTAATATCTTTAATAGGTGCTAAAGATTTATCTGCTCTGATATCTTCTGCTAAACTAGCTCTCCAATCTGCAGCAGCTTGTTCAACTACACTTGTAACATTATTATTTACTGGAGAAGTCGCTGGACTTCCAGATGGTTGAACTGCTTGTTCCACCACTCCCTGTTGATCACTCATTATTTCCTCCATTTTTTTTGTTGATCATTGATTTAATAAATAGATAGACAGATCTTTGTCCCTCTAAATATGCGCTCTCATAACTATCTCCTTTAACAAAAGTAGTTACGTTAGCATTACATCTTCGCTTTAGATCATCAAGAACTTTTTCTCCATTCTCAGATCCAAAACAAATCTTATAATCTGTTACTAAATTTTTTATATCTTTATTCACTTATCGCTTTTAATGCAGGAGCTGCTTTACCGGCTGCCGCAGCAGTTTGTAATTCTTGTTGCATCTGCATTTGTTGTTGTTGCATTTGTTCTCTTTGCAAGCGAATTTGTTGTACTTCGTTATCTGATTTCATAACTTTAGCAGGTATTCCTAAAATATCCTGTATATATTTTACTAAACCATTTACGTCTATGTGATCAAACACAGGAGCTATATTTTGTAAAGAACCAAATATTTCAACACCTCGCATGATTGAGGATAACTCTGAAGTCTTCTGAGCTTTAGCTAATGGTGATACGTATTCTATTTCAATATCTTGATTTCCTAAAAACTCAGGTGGTTGTGGAAATTTTTTATTTCTTAATAGAATATTAAAAGCTCTTGTAATTAATGGTTGTAATAATTCAGATTGTAGTCTGCCAAGCACAGGACCCAATAATCTCATTTTTTCTTCTGTTCTTTGCAATACTTCTGTTGCAGTCATTTGTGGACCAGAAGATGTCATAAGTTGATCAACGAAAAAATTTTCTCTAATTGCTTTACGTCTTTGCTCTTCCATATTTAAACCTAATGGATTATTAGCTCCAATATTCATTGGTTCAATTTTATCTCTAGTTCCAGCTCTGTAATAATTTAATCCTCCAGGTATGGTTCTTATTGGTAAAAGAAAACCATCATCAGGTACAAGCAGCGGAGGATCTATTTGTTTTTGTGCAGCTCTAATCGTAGTTTTAGACATTGTATTTAACATCTTAACATCTGCTAAAGCATTCATCGCAGGTGATCTTCCATAAATTTCATTAGATGCTTTTAAATATCTAGGTACAACATAAGGGAACTCTTCATAACCACCTTCTTTTAAAATAGCTCCACTATCTGGATCTACGTAAACTGAATAATAAGGTTTACCTTTATTTCCTTTTGCAATTTTAAATTCATCATTTGGCATTACTAAATGTAATATTGGAACTTCTTCGTATGGATATGATTTTGCTTTATCTTTTAAATTTTTAGGTACATTTTGTTCTCCAAATTTTAATAATACTGTTCTGGCTGGTAGATAAAATTTTCTAAGCAAACTATCTACCATGCCTCTTTCATCTTCGGTGATAAAAATTTCTGCAATATAAATAGTTCTAAATCTTAAATCATCATTAATATCTTCTTCAATCAACATTGCTGCTGTACCAAAAGAAATTAAATCGTGATATAACTCAAAAATTTCTTGTTGAAAATTTGATGATGAAAAAACTTTATACATAACATCTGTACAAGATTCTAACCATTCTTTTGCTTCATCATCTCTATCAAGATCTGTATTACGATATCTTAAATAAAAAAATGGTGATGCAATATTAGTTAGCATTCCATGTAATGATGCTGACAATAATTCTAAAGAATGAATAGCAGTGCCATCAAAAATTAATTCGTGTCTTTTGTCTCCCTTAGATCTTTTTTTTGTAATGTCTGCTTTTCTTGGCATCATGTAATCTGCAACTTCTTGCCAATGCTCTTCCCAAGTTTGACGTTGAGTATTCAAACTTTGGTATCTATCCAATACCAATTTTGCTTTTGGATTCATTGCCATATTATGCGCCTAATAAAGTTTTAGTTGAAAGAGTAGTCTGATCGCTTACACCAGATGGAGATGTAAGTATAGTCATAGATCTACCTCTTCTTTTTGCTTTAAGTAATCTTGATGTTTCTCCTTGCTCAACTTCTGCCTGAGTAGGTGATGATAAAGGTTGTGGTTTCGGAGCTTCAACTTGTGGTGCAGGTGTAGCAGGTTTAGATCCTCCTCCAAAAAGTGGTGCTATTATTTTTACTGGATTTGATCCTCCCATATTAACTTCCTAATAATGTTTTTTTAGATACTGATGCTTCGTCAGTAACTCCAGAAGATGAACTAAGTACAGTTGATGATCTTCCTTTTCTTTTTACTCTTAACAATCTTTTTGTTTCGCTTGCTTCTTTTTCTTCCGCTTGTTTTGTTTCTTCTTGTTTTGGTTCTTCTTTTTTAACTTCTTTTATTATACCTTGATCTTTTGCCATTCCTATCCAATTTGCTTTAGTAAATGCTCCTTTAGCTCCACCCATATTATTCTCCTAGCAAAGTTTTCTTCTGTAAAGTTTCTTCTTCTGTTAATCCTTCTGGACCAGTTAAGATTGTAGACGATCTACCTTTACGTTTACGTTTAATTTCAGCTTGTTCAGCAGCAACTTTTGCTTTTCTTTCTTCATCATCATAAGCAGGTGGCGGCGCTGGTGGTGGCGGAGGTGGCGGCGGCGCCGGAGCTTTAGGCATTAAAAATCCCATTATTATTCTCCTAAAAATTTTGTTAAGTTTTGTAACATGTTAAACCCATATTATATTATTTACTGTTCGTAAATACCTTATTTAGAAAAGATCTTATACTCAGAGTCGGTAGCTCTAGGCATAGATGTATTCTTAGTTAGTACATCATTCACTGATAATGCTAAATATCTAAAAGCATCGGCTGCATGCGAAGACCAGGCATGTACAGGTTTACTATGAAATATCTTCATCTTTTCATTATATTTCCTATGATAGTGTCTTAATGCATCAACTAAATGTTTACAATTATCCATGTCAATCCAGCATCTAGGTAAGATCATTTTAGCGGAATGGATCCCATCTTCTAGCGGAAGTTTCGGCAAAATTTTAAAATTAATACCTAACTGATAAGCAACATCTCTTCTAGTCTTGCCAGTGGAAAATTCAGTAACTTCTATGTCATGAGGTGCAAAGTGTGTTTTATAATAGTAATCTTTCTTGCTAACGATCTCACAATAATGCGGTAAACCTTCTTTGTTGTTTTCGTAATAATCTATTATATGAATTGCAGCGCCAACTTGTTGGTAAAATATTATTGCAGTAGAGTCTCCAATACCAATGTCCCATGCTGTGTTTACTGGGAACGCAGGGTTATAAGGAACTCTAGTTAATTGTTTTTTATCTTCTAAATCTTTTACAATAGATCCAAAAATAGATCCGGATATATTTGCTATCCAGGAGCATTCAAATTCTTGTTGATATTTTTCTTCACCCATCTGCTCTCTTGCAGCTTTTAATTCTTCTTGATCAACTATATTAGTTTTAGATGCAGGAGCTGTGTAAGCAAACCAATCATCATGGGTTAATGCATACTGATATAATTCATAAAACTGATTTGACATTCCGGCAGGGGTTCCAATAAATACACACCATCCTTTTCTATCGGATAAGCAGGGTCTAAGAACTTCATTCCAAAGTGTAGGATCTATTTGCGCCATCTCATCGCAACAAGCTCCATCTAAAAATATACCCCTAATGCTATCAGGTGTTTCAGAAGATAGCAGGGTTATTCTAGAACCATTGGGTAGATCACAACGTAATTCTGTTTCGTGAAATCTAACTCCAGGTATTACTCCTGCATATTGTTTTAAATAATCCCAAGCAATGTTTTTCGCCTGGCGGTAGGTTGGAGCGATATAGGCATATCTAGGATTCTTTTTTGTGTTTAGCATTGCCTCAATAAGTAGGTGATTAATTAACATTACTGATTTGCCAAATCTTCTATGACAAGCAAGAACAGAAAATCTATACTGCCTTAGCTTTTCATGCAGCTCTTCTTGATGGGGTCTAGGATCGTAAGGTATATCAACTATCATTAGTGTATCTTCGGCATGTCAGAAATATCATCTATTTTATGATAATCAATTCCAATCTTTTTTAATATCTTTGCTGCAAATTTATCCATGTGTTCGCTATCTTCAAAACCATTAAAGTGTATCACTAAAGAACCAGTGTCTTCATTTACAAATAATAATGCTGTAACTAATGCGTCATCTTCTTTAGACATGGTGAGTGTGTGGCTGTGTGTGTGAAATTCCCAATATAGATATAAATAATTTTGGCGCCAGTCGGCTTGGGTATACCCCCCAAAATGTTCTTGGTTTGTTCGCCAAAATCCTAATAAAACAACCTACAGTATATTTCCGATAATTAAACGTTATCGGAAATGAACTCCATAACGCGCGCGCAAGACTGTGTGCCAACGTATGCATTAACCAACTATTCAACATCTTTAGCATCAATATCTATTGTTTTCTTTACCTGT